GTGGAGTGTCCTCAAATGCTGTATGAATAACTGCAACTTGTGTCATTACGCAGCCTCCAACATTGAAAATGGAACATTGTAACCAGACACAGCACCACTGATAGGGTTAGTCACCATATCGACAATTGCTCTTGTCTTGTTAATTTTTCTGATAGTGCCTGGAGTTTTCTTTGTTTTCTGAACAACATAAACTCTTTGTCCTACAGACAAGTCACCTTTATTTTTCATCACTTTGAGGTCAGAACAAAACTTCTGTAGTTCTGTCAATTCACCAACTGTCATACCCATTAGGGTTTTTTGCATTTCATTACTAATCATAATATTTCCTCTTTCTCATTATCAACATAGCTATTGTATCAAGCATTAAGCAAGATGTCAAGGCTTATTTTATAAAATATCTGCATCCCAAACTGACTGTGCATATTTGTCTTGCAGACGGTAAGCTTCCTTTTCCCAAGGAAGGTCGTAGTAACCAGTACCCTCAACAACGAAACATCTTTTCCAAGTTTTACCTTCGACATCCATTTCTTTTCTTGCGTACTGTTTAACGTGTATCATCTCGTGAACCACGGTTGTTACTAATTCTTTCAGAGTTAATCCCTTCTGAATTTCCAGAGTGAATTCTCTGTTGGTATCTTGCATATCACAATAACCAATTGCAGAGCCTGGAATGTTTTTTATCTCAACCTCAATATCTAAGGTTTTCATTCTAGGCATTAGTTTGTCAATCATATGAGCAACACATTTTTCTGCAATATGTCTCTCATGTTTAATCCCACCGACAACTGATATAACATTTCTATTTTTCATTATTGTGCCATTTTCTGTGCAATGTAACCAAAGAAGTGCATTACATCACCATTTTTAAAATCAATCTCAACTAATCTGTTTTTTGTCATTTGTTGAGTTTTTGGGTGGAACGCTTTAATCTGTTCAATTACTGCACCCAAAGGAATCATATTCATACCCCACACAGGGCCTTTGTATTCAAATACATGTTCTATATCTAGGTTCTTTTCTTCGACTAGAGTATCTAACCATTTTTCAAACTTCATAATTTCTTCCTTTCTCATTAACTATACCTATATTATACATGTTCTCATAACAAATGTCAAGGCATTTCTTTAATTAAATGCAATTAAACTTAATAAAAGACTATTTAATGAAAACCCAATCGCATTAGATACGATGTACAAAGTATCTTTAGCATATATCGCTCTCACTAGAAACAAGAACAATCCTAACCATACTAATAGTATGAAGTTCAATGGTGGTAAGTTAGTTGACCATCCCATTAGAACAGATATTGATGTTGGAGCAGTTGCTCCGTGGATGAGAATCATTCCCAACCATCCACATATTTCTGGTACATTCAAATTTTTCATCATATAATTTCCTTTCTTTCTTGATTATACTTATAGTATACATGTTATTAGAACAAAAGTCAAGGCCTTTTTTCAATTATTTTGGCCTAAAAAAACCCCCTATTCCATTGAGAAATAGGGGGTTCGAGAGTTAGGGCAACCGAGTGAGAGAGAGTTGAGAGAGGTTGTTCCCCTAACCGTTCTTATATAATACTACATGAGTATTAAAAAGTCAACACATTTTTAGAGCTTCTTCTGTAGTTTCTGTAACTCTACGAGTCCAACCCCTACCGAATGTCTCAAATGTTTTTAATTTTTCATAGTATGATTGACGTGCTTCTTGAAAGTTCTTGATAGTTGTTTCAAGACCATGTTCATCAATATACTCACCAAGTTTCCTTAGTGTATTGGGCCCGATGCCACCATCGGCAACAGTTCCAATTAGTGTTTGCAAATATTTTGCACTTCGTCCTGTACCAGCGTTTACTCCGAAATCGAATACGCAGAGGTCTAGCCCGTTTGGAATGTCATCACATTTTAGACGATTCCAATAATTCTTTTCGTAGATGGGTGCGGCATCCTCTACAGTTAAGTCTTTCATGTCTTTCGTACCACCGAAATCTTCATAAACTCTCTTGGTAATGCCAAGATTAGTTTCACCGCCTGGGTCTTTTGGATGGTTGACATAACCACCCTCGTGATGGAGAATCATCTCCAAACAATGTTGATAGTTATCTTTCATAGCTTTATTCCTTGTTGTAACTGTCGTTCCATTGGAACGCTTCTTTAACGACATTCTCAGAGAGTCCTTTGAATGCTTGATGTAGTTTTTTATCTTTCGCAGAGATAACGAGGTCAGCTTCACTTTTGTGTAGTCCTTCTAACATTTGGATAAACATATTTTCACGTTTGAATCCAACTAATGTATCGTCACCGCCTTTAACAAAACGATAAAGTTTTTTGTACTCTCTTCGTAGTACAGTGTGTTCAGTTCCTTCTTCAGCATCATTTGCTTCAAAAGGTACTTCACCTTGGGGAATCACCCATTCGATATTTGGGTCGAATGAGGATTTAATGATTACACGCAATGCATCGCAATCATATTTCTTTAAGAGTTCAACCTTCTTGGCCTTCGTCTTTGCGTTATGTACTTTCTTTAATACCTCAGAAAGTAGAGGTGTATAGGTATCTTGAACCATATTAAAAGTCTCCAATGTCATTCATAAGATTTTTCAATCTCTTTTTAATAAAATAATTTAGAAGTTTTGACCTATCGCCGTGTTCAGCATTCTGGTAATCTTCCAGAATTTTTACCTTCAAGTCACTAGGTATGCATTCTAAATCAATTAGGGTTTTATTCCGTTGATAATTTCTTAGCATCTCATCTGAACAATAGTCAGTTGGTTCTAAGTCAATCCACGTTTCTAACTTTTTCTTAGTTAGTGGTTTTTGTCGTAACTCATCAACGAAAGTGTTATCTGGTGAAAGGAAATTTGGAACGCCATCACTCCTGTCACCCTTTAGCACATGTTCCCTTATATATATGTCGGGATTAATATCCTTTATGAATTTCTTCACTGTAGGAGAATATTGTTGTACATTGTTATATTTGTGCAACTGTATAAAATCTTTATCACCAGACAATATAAGGATATGCTCAAACTCACTTGGAGTTTCAGCAACATGTTGGACGATGGCTGCAATGCAATCATCTGCTTCTGCACCTTCGACCTCTAATACTTTATAGGGAAATGTTTCTTTGATTTCATCTCTAATATTATTCAGAGTTTCAAAGATTGTGTTCCAATCAAGTCCAGAGTTTGCTCTGTCCTTTTTTCGGTTTGATTTGTAGTTGGGGAAGTATTCCCTTCTCCAATACTTTTTGCTATCATAACAAAGAACCATTTCACCAAAGGCTTCATGGAATCGACTACGGTATCCTCTTATAGAATTTAACACCATATGTCGAACTAGATTTTCATCTAATTCATTGTCACGTTTTGAACCTAGTTGCATCATTAGATTACTAATGGTAACTTGGTTCATATCAACTAATATCATAATTTGCTCACTTATATTTTATATCATTATATAGTATACTTTAAAAGCACCCATATGTCAATAGATTTTACTCTTCATCATCTTCATGTTTCTGTGCTTTATTATTAAACATATCCACAGGAATTATCTCATCATCTTCTTCCTCAATTGTTAATGCATCTTTGATTTCATAACAATCTAAGTACACACTTGTCTTTCCATTTTCTTTTGTTGTCGTAACAAACTCATCTGTAACGAACTGCATAGGATGTGGAATACCACAACTTCTATAGAGTGTTGATTTTACCATCTCTATCATCATTGAGATATCAGCAATAAATTCTGAATCCTCAGTGTCAACACCATTTTCACTCATGTTGTGTATCATGTTAACAACCAATCCTTCAGTAAGATGGTCTGCAAATGTCATATCTTGTTGCATTTGTAAAGCATAACTATCCACTTTAATATTAGGGTTGGGTGTTGCCTTCAAAGGGAACTCAATAATATTACCCTTTTTTTCTGCCATCGAAATCTTCCTCTTCCAATTCCTTTGTCCATTCACATTGAATGTCTGGATACCATGTTCCAATATTTCTCTTAGGTGTACCGTCTGGATGGTATGCCATTACTAGACATACTTGTTTACATTTATTCTGTTGATATTCACCCCAAAATAAATCTAACCATTCACCTGTTCTAAGGTAGGTTTCCATGTTACGAATGTAACCACGATGACTTTCATAACGTGCTTCTGCACCCTTCACCTTTGCTCTCATCGCAGAGCGTTCGGCAGACATCAAACTCTTTTGAGTTTTTATCCACAGTTTTACTTTGATATGACTCCATGCATCGTCATCGCCTCTTGCGAGTACAGATGGATGGATACTTTTGTATTCGGGGGGATTTTCTTTGAGTCGTTTCTCTCTCGCTATTGCAAGTCTCTCACTTGCCGCTGCCTTTTGTTCAGCAGTCATAGGTTTGCGAGGTTTACGTTTCTTCGGTAGAGTAGAGTCGTTCTCTACGTTCAACTTCCTTTTCATAAGTCACCTTTTTAATAGCCACGTTCAAGTTTTTGTTTTTCCAAATTTCGCTTGAATCTGCGAGTTGCAGCATCCTTTGCTTTTCTACGCTTAGTCCCTTTGGACTCATAAAAGGTTCTATCTCTTAATTCTTGAAAGAACCCATCACGCAAGAGTTTCTTCTTTAAAACTCTTAACGCTTTGTTAACATCATTATCACGAACAATCACAGTCATCCCAGCAGGACGCTCTTCTTGTTTAAAATTACGTTTCTTATTATACTTATTAAATTTATTATACCTCATTAAATCCTCATTTTGGCCTGCCCGGCAAGACTCGAACTTGCGACCTACGGTTTAGAAGACCGTTGCTCTAATCCAACTGAGCTACGGGCAGTATTCTTGGTTACAGCAATTACTTGCTGAATTGTACCTTATATTGTCTACCGTTATGGTAAAAGGTAACAACACTATGTGAATAAACAGTAGTCACATTTTCATCATAACGTGTCTCAATACTGCATACTCTTTTAGTTGATGCTTGTGCATCAGAATTATCGTGTCCAATAATCCCACCAAGTACTGCCCCTGCGGCCGCACCGTTGTCTTTTTTGGTAATCACTTTACCAAGGATACCACCGAACAATGCACCTTTAAGTGTATCACCAGTTTTATCTCCACCAGACGTAACATTCGTACACACTTCTACATTGTAGGGTACACGATTAATTACATTCTTGTTTATATCTGTAACTTGTGCATCATGGGCATACGCCGTACTCGACAACGCCATCATGGCACAAAGTCCATAAGTTAGTTTTTTCATTTTTACTCCTTCACCGTTTTTACCACTGCTCCAGTTCCGAACAATTCGTATCCGTCCTTCGCCTTAGTAATCTTTACATAGGTTTCCAACACTGCACACATTTCTTTTGCAGCATTAATTGCATCACCTAAAGTTTTATAAATCATCCTTAATTCTCCACATCAATATACACTATACATCATTTAGATAGCTTTGTCAAGAGGTATTAACTCTTTTTCTCCAGTTTTTTCATCTTTTTCTACTTTGATGAAATTACCTCGTTCTAATTTTTCCAACATAGTAGATACTATATCTTCAATCTTTTCTTTCTTCCCCACATGGACACCAACATAATAGAAAATGGCGAGTAGTCCTGTGGCAAGAAGAGAATGCTCTAATCCTGTCATGTAATGCTCCAATAAAATGATATGTCCAAAATATTTATGTTGCTAGTCATTTGGGGCATACTCCTTTTCAAACTCAGTTATAATATTCTTCTTTTTATTTAGAAGCGACTCAACAGAGTTCAGTGCCATCCTCTTTTCATCAGACGCACCCTCGTCCATAGCAATCAAC